GGCGTTTATTAAGGCATGGACAGCGCGGAAGGTTGTCCAGATAAACCGCACTACCGAACAGCAGATAGCCGCAGAGGTGCAACGATCAATTGAGCAGGGGCGAGACTTGACAGAGACGGCGGCGGCTATAGCGGGGATTGGTCGCAGGCTGGCAGGCTATCGGTCGGAAGTTATCGCCCGCACAGAGATACACAGCGCCTGCATGGCAGGGAGCTTAGAGGCTGCCAAACAGAGCCAAGTAGTCCGTATGAAAGAATGGATACCCGCCAACGACAGCCGTACCCGCGACGGCGACAACAGCGACTTCGACCACCAAAACGTCGAGAGCGTGCCGATCGGCGAGAAGTTTGACGTTTCTGGCGAGATGCTAGATAGGCCGGGCGACTTTGCCGGAAGCGCGGGCAACGTCATAAATTGCCGGTGTGCGCTAACATATACCACGATTGATTGACAACTAATCTACTGTACACTAAACTATACATACATACTTGTTTAGTGTATGATATAGTATACGGAGGGCGCGTATGGTTGAATACAAAAAGGCAAAAATCAAAGCGGACATGGAAGTCGAAGGCCGAACCATAACCGGCTATGCGGCTGCCTTTAACAACATAGACAAGGTTCGCGACATCATCCACCCCGGAGCGTTCAAGCAGACAATCAACGGCGGCCGCGTCAGGGTTGGCTACAATCACACCTACATAATCGGCAAGCCTGTCGTCATGCAAGAAGACAGCAAAGGGCTATACACCGAAAGTTACATATCAGACACCCCACGAGGCAACGAAGTCCTGCAACTGGTCAAGGATGGCGTTTTAGACACCATGTCCATCGCTTATGAGGCGGTGAAGTATGACGACGACGCGAAAGGCATCCGGCATCTGCGGGAGCTGAAATTGTACGAGTATGGCGTGGTAGACTTTGCCGCTAACGATGACGCGGTGGTCACTGGCGTTAAACAATTCGCCCACGACTTGGAGCAAGGGCAGGGCTTGACCCCCGACGCGCTGAACCGCGTGAGGGCGAGTCTCAAATCATTATTGGATGCAATAGATGCGACAGCGGACACGGTGCAGACCTATCCGCAAGCAGAGCCGGACAACTCCGCTCTGGTGGATTTGAAAAGCATCGGGCTAGATATGCTTGGCGAGATCGCCGAAGCAATGAAAAGCAAATAACTAAACAGGAGAAAGAAATGGAAGTTAAAGAGATTCAAGCAGAGTTCGGAAAAGCGACCGAAGAGATCAAGGGCTTGCTTGCAAAGCAGGACAGCGAAATCAAGAGCAACGGCGAGTCAACCGCAAAGACTGCGGCAGAGCTTAAAGCCGCTGGCGACCGGTTGGCGCAGATCGAGGCCGAGAAAAAAAGCATGGAAGATCGTCTGTCCGGCGTAGAGGCCAAAATGAACCGGCCGCAGTACAGCGCAGGCGGCGGCGAGCTGAAAGCAACTCCCGGTATGCAGTTTGTCATGAGTGATGAGTACAAAGCTGCACAGGCTGGCGGGGTGCCACGGACTAATGCGTTTGAAGTTGGCAATATGTTTGGGCTTAAAACCATCGCCGATTCGACACGCGGAGACGGCACAGACCGCGCGCCTGTGCACGCGGAGCAAGTGCCTGAACTGGGTTTTGATCCCGGCCAACGGCAGATGACAATCCGCGGCCTGATGAACGTCGCACCAACAGCCAGCAACTCGATAGAGCATTTTCGCGAAACCGGAGCCTTTGACGCAGGAAGCGCAGCGGCACAGGACGGCGAAACTAACACGAAGCGTCAAATGAAAATGAACTTTGAGAAGCTGACCGCGACCGTGGAAACAATCGCGGCATGGCTGCCAGCATCACGGCAGGTGCTCGACGATCAAGCGCAGCTACAGAGCCACATTGACACCCGCCTGACTTACAAGGTGCTGAAAGAAATGGAAGACCAAGTAATCTTTGGCGACGGCACTAGCGGAAACCTGCTAGGAATCCACAATACTCCCGGCGTACAGACCATCGGCGCACCGGCTGGTACTGACACCGTTATCGACCACATCCGCAAGGCGTTTGCCGCAGTGCGAGCGAGCGAATACATGGCAACAGGGATCATCTTGCACCCTAACGACTGGGCAGAAATCGAGCTCACCAAGGGAAGTGACGATCACTATATCTGGGTCAGCGTACCAGACGGTGGAGTTTCTCGACTGTGGCGCGTGCCAGTAGTCGAGTCTACCGTCATGGAAGAAGGCCGCTTCTTGACTGGAGCATTCGGCATCGGGGCGCAGCTGTGGGACAGACAGCAGGCGACTATCCGCATTGCAGAACAGCATGAAGATTACTTCATCCGCAATGCATTGGTCGTACTGGCGGAGCTTCGCGTTGCGTTGACCGTTTATCGGCCACAGGCTTTCGTCAAAGGTACTCTTAGCGACACATTGAGCACTTAATGGCTGACACACTGTACATTCTGACAAGGACAAGCGGCCGGCCGGAATTTTTCCGGCGTTGCCGTGAGTCAGTCAAAGCCCTGCAATGGCCGGGCGACATAGTGCACATAGTTCATACTGATGACCCCCGCGACACTTACGTTGAGGGGGACATCATTATCAAGGGTGAGGGATACGGGAAGAACATTGGCAGCGGCGCGCCTAACTTATACTGCAACAGACTATTGGAGGCCGTGCCAGCCGATGGGTGGGTACACTTCATCGACGACGACGATGTGTATACCGAGCCTGATGTTTTTCACCGAATCCTCGCCGGCAATCCCGACAAGAAGAAAATGCAAATTTGCAAAGTCGCAAGATGGGATGACAAGGTTTACCCGGCGGCGTGGAAAATACAACGTAGCTTCCAGACTGAATGTTTTGTGCTTTGGTCGTCTTTGGCAAAGCGTGGCAAGTGGTGGAGTGAGAAGGGCGGCGACCATTACTACACACGACAGATAGCGCGGAAAGCCACAGGGATGCAATGGCACGACGTACTGGCGGTCAAGGCGCAAGAGGGCAAAGGACATTTTGGGCGCGTGGATATCGGCGGCGAGGTAGTTGACTGGGACAGCGCACTACCGGGTGACGCCAAGGTCTGGTGCAAAGTGTACAAAAATGGACAAGGCCGCATGGCTGCGAAAATCTACGAAATGCCATACGCCGAGGCGCGGACGCTGGAAAAGTATGGGTTTGGCAAGGTTATGTATAAGGGGGTGACTGTATGTGGCAGCACGGAATTACGAGCAGGCTAACAATGCCGGACTTGCCCGCGGCTAGCGTGGACACACTGCGCAAGTTGTTGCGGCTAGATGACGCGACTGATGGCGAGTACACCGAAGAGGCCTATCTTAACCAGCTGCTACTCGCGGCCAGTGACTACGCGGCGGGCTATCTCAACCGTTCGCTTATCACTACAGACTACCGGCGGGTATATGACACCAGCTACAAAGATGGCGGCTTGTCGCCAATATGCGAAGCTCGCAAGCCGATCATGCTACCATACCCGCCTGTAGCAGAGGTGACAGCCGTCTACACGGTAGACAGCGACGGCAACACTACAGCCGTAACAGGTTATTACACGGACTTCGACAGCGAGCCAGGGCGGCTATACATCACCGACAGCAGTGTCTACACACGCGAGATAGCGTCGCTCAAAGTAGATTACACGGCAGGATACGGCGACACCTACTCTAACGTGCCGGACGGCATACAGCAGGGCATATTGCAGCACGCGGCCTATCTATACGAGCATAGGGGCGATTGCGATGCCGAAGAAAGCGCAAAGCGTAGCGGGGCTACCGTTATGTACAACCGATACAAGGTGGTAGTGACATGGGGCTAACGAAACAGAAACCAGCTGCCTGGTACAACGAGAATAGCGATCGGGCTATGTTGCCATTGCATGAATCACCGTGGCTGCCCCTATACAAAGCGATAATTGAGTTGCTCCCAATCGCGACCGGCTATCTGTATGATCTTGGCTGTGGCACTGGCAGATTCGCAAGGCTATATGATGAGGTAATCGGCGGCGACTATTTAGGCGTAGACTTTGCTGATGCTCTAATCGCCGAGGCCGAGGCGTACAATCCGGACATGGCTTTTCTGTGCGCGAACATTCTGGAGTGTGGCGAGTTACTGCAAGACGCTGACACGGTGGTAATCAGCGAAGTGCTAGAGCATATTGACGACGATATGGCAGTGCTCGGGTTGATACCAAGCGGCACAAAAATTGTATTAAGCTTGCCAAACTTCGACAGCGAAAGTCACGTAAGGGTGTTTAGTAATTATGGCGATATAAAAGCGCGATACCAGCATTTGATACAGTTTGAAGATGCAAAGCGGGTCAAGTTATCGGCGGTCAAGTGGTGGACAGTGTGCAGAGGGGTCAAACTATGATTGAGCTATCAGTCATCATGCCAGTTTTTCGCGGCAAGTATATAGCGTGGCTACCGCTAGAGGGGCTATGCCGTCAAACCTGTATCAGCTTCGATTGGGAGTTAATCATTGCCGAGGAGCAGCACAACGGCGAGTGTTTCGGCGAGGCGGCTGTCATGGCATACGAGGCGAAGCTGCGGAAAGTAGGATGCAAGCGCATCAAGTATATGCCGCTGGATAAATGGGTGCCGCTGTCATATAAGTATTATCTCATGGCGCAGGAAGTCAGCCCGACTAGCCGAGTATGGGTGCAGCAGAGCGCGGACTATTACCCGGAGCACCAGCACCTAGCGCGTCATCACAAGGTGTTTACCGACATTCCAGATGTAGTTATACATCGGCCAACCAAGGCGGTTCATTATGACATCAAGACAAACAAATCTGTTCTGCAAGACATAGCCAAAGACCGCAGGAAAGACCATTGCATAGGTCGAGCTGTGGCAATGGATGTCATGCGACAGATCAACCCCGATCGTAAGCGTAGCGGCGTGGACGGGTGGGAGTGGGGCGAGATACAGCGGATATGCAAGGCCACAGGCCGAGCAGTCAAAGTAGTTACAGACGAATCAACAAACTGGCAGAGGGCAGTGTCTACCTTCGGCTACAACAATCTAACGCCATCGGCAAAGCTGTTTGCAAAGTACCCTAGCTACTCGACCGCGACACTACGGCGGCGCATACCGTCGGCAGTCTGGGAGCGGCTGATAGCGTCGCGCAACGCCGTGGCTTACCATAAGTTCCTAGGGCGCGGCAAAAAGAAGCGAGGCAAGAAATGAATTGTTGTGAAATCCAAGCGGGAATGCTGCGCCAGCGCGTGCAGTTACAGCGCAAGCAAGAGGTAGACGATGGATACGGCGGGTTTGTCGGCGAGTGGGTGACGTATGCCAACGCAAATGCGATGGTAAAGCCTGTGAGCGGATCAGAGAGGGTCGCAGGAATGCAGGTTGAATCACCGGTAACTCATGACATACTGATGCGCTACCGCACTGGCCTATTGGAATCAGACCGGATAGTCCTTCGCGGACGGCCGTTTAACATTCGCGTGATTCTAACCGTGGAAGAGCGCAACCGCTGGCTACACATCAAGGCTGATGAGGGGGTGTCTCAATGAAGGTAGGATTCCAGATCGACGGCGTTGAGACACTGAAAAAGGAGCTTGACGCGATGCGCAAAAGTGTCAAGGCAGAATTGAAAAAAGCTGTTGCGGCTACGGCGTACGACATCCACGGGACAGCCATCAAAAGCATACAAGCTCACCAATCTAGCGGCCGGACTTACCAGCGAGGCAACGTAACGCATACAGCTTCGCTGGCAGGCTACCCGCCGAACAGCAATGCAGGGGGACTAGTGGCCAGCATACAGGTGTCGGAAGTTGGTGACACAGAAGCAATAGTGTACACCGATCTATACTACGGGCGAGACCTTGAGTATGGTATAGACGGCAGGGTAGCTGCGCGACCATGGCTAACGCCGGCGGTCGAGGCTAACAGGCGCAATTTTGAGCGGCGAGTCAATCGCGTGCTAGGGGGGGAACAATGAACCAGGCAGCGATACAGCAGGGCGTCTTAAATACGCTACGAGCGGCGGCAGGGCTTACGTCAATAGTAGCAGGGATATACGACAGGCCGCCGCAAGGCACAGATTACCCGTACGTAGTTATTGGTGACGACACA